GAATGCAAGCACAGGGAATTGCTGGGCTAGGGCAAAGTATCGGAGGGGCTATTCAGAACTACGGTGAGGTTAAAAAAGAGCAGAAGAAAGTTGACGCTTACAACAAAGCATCTGCCAAGTCTATTGAAGCTGCTATTACTCTAGGTAAATCGTATGGAATTACAGCAGCTGAAGAGACGCTAGCTCCATTCTTGCAATCATATAACGATCCTAACCTTAGCCCTATCGAGAAAGCTGCATTGCTGGATGAAGGCAAGGCGATGATTCCTAACGTGTTTGGTCGATTTGATCAAGATCAAGTAATGAATGCAAGAAACACTACAGGTGGCAAAAACGTAAACCTTCAACAAGGTGAAATTATAGAAACTATAAATGGCAAACAGTATAAAGTGCCAGTTGTTTTTGACCCCGAAACAGGCATAAGAACAAGACCTGATGGAACAGTTGTCGGAACTCCCGCTACAGCATCAGGAATTACTTCTGCATTAAGCTTACCTGCCTCTCAAGGAACAGGTGGGCTTCAGAATAAATCTAATGCAATTGTTAATGCCTTAGAACTTCCTACTGATAATCTTTATACTAATGACACAAGTTTATTGCCACCTCTTAATACTGGAGTAGAAAGCGAAGTGCCTACATTGCTTCCATTTGAAGGATCGCAACCAAATGCATCAGTTCCTTCGTATGCAATTCCAGTAGAAGCTGATGAAAAACAAGGGCAAGTAATGTCTCCAGAAGAAGTTAGTAAGCTAATTCAGCAAGGATACAAAATAAGTGGCACTCCAGCAGAAAATGGTCAAATCTTTGTTACTGACATCCAATCTCTAGCTCCACAAAAAGGAGAAGAAATAATTTTTAATTCTGATGGAACTGTAACAAAACGTGATATTTCGCTTGGCGGAAAAGCAGCTCAAGCACAAAAAGCAGAAGATGCCAAAATTGATAAAGCTATGGGGCTTACGCAAGACCTCAATTTGCTTGAAAAAGCTTCAGAGTCAATGGCTCCTGGAGTTCTTGCGGCGACTGGTCGTATGGTTGCTGAACAAATTCCTGCAACTCAACAAGCTGAAACCAAAGACATTATTGATCGAGTTAATTCAATGCTTACACTTTCTGGCATTCAAGAAATGAGGGCGAATAATCCTACTGGTGCAGCACTTGGCAATGTGTCTGATAAAGACATGGCTGTTTTACGATCTTCTGTAACAGCACTTAGAAATGCCCAAAGTCCAGCAGCGTTTAAGCGTGAATTGATCAGATTAAAGAATCTCCAACATGATCTTATTTATGGATCAGAACGAGTGCTTAAATCCAAGCTAGATAAAGGTGAGATTACTCAATCACAATTTAGCCAAGCTATGGCTAATGCGCCTACTGAGTATTTAGATAAAGAAGGTGAAATTAAATCGAGAACTGCGCCAGAAAGTGTTCCAACTAGCGGGTCAAGCAACATTTACGAAAAATACGGAGTCAAATGAGCGAATTAAAACAAACTAAAGCCGATATTGAAGATGAGTTTCGTAAAATTACGGAAACGAACAAGGTAATTGCTCAAAGACTTGATGCTGCAAAAGCATCTGGAAATAATAGTGATTACGATACGTTGCTCAATGACTTGAGGGCAATGAAGGAGCGTGAAGATTTCCTTCAAAATCAATACTCTGACATCTTAGAGCAAGAGAAGAAGCCAGAGCTGCAAAGAATCCAAGCACTTAGCAAAGAACTTGACGCTCCAACGACTGGCCCTTCAGTCAACTACTTTGCTATGTATGGACGTGGTGGCTTTGGTGCAAATCCACCAGTATATGACACGCAACAACCATCTGGCGAACAGCAAATGGCAAGAAAACGCGAAATTATTGGCGAGCTTTATAATGCACCAGTAGGTGCGTCAGGTGTTGAAGCTGAAAAACTACCTACTTCGCTAATGGCACAAGTAGAAACGCTTTACGATCCAACAAGTAAAGCGCAACTCCTGACAAATTACTTTGGAGAAGGAAATGTAAGACCAATAGATGTCGCTGGAAACACTGAGTTCTTAATTACTCAACCTGATGGTAGTGTAAAAACAACACTAAACAAAGGAGTAGCAGGACTTGCAGGAGTAGCCGCTGAAATTCCATCAACAGCAGTAGAGATTGGGACATTCCTAGGAACACTTGGCGCAACAAAAAGTCCAATAACGGCAGTCGGAGTATCTTCCGCCGCTGGAGCAGGAACAGGTGCGCTTATGGATGAAGGATTAAGATACGCTTATGGTCTTAAGCCTGATATTGGCGGAACAATCGCAAGACGGGGAACTCAAGCTGTAATCGGTGCTGGTATAGGTGGTATTACTGATGTTGCTGTTCCAGCATTTAGAGCATCAAGAATAGGTGACGAGTTTGTTAATGAGTTTGCCCAAAACCTTGAGAGGTCAGCAGAAAACTTAATGGTTAGAGAACAAAGATTGGCAGCTAAACAAGGTCGAGTAGCTGGTGAAGTAAATGTTCCGTTTGGTGCTAAGTTAGCTGGTCCAGTAGGATTAGAAGCTCAATCTGAACTTGCTGGAATATATCCAACATCTAACATTGCATCGTCTGCCCGTAAAACTCAAGAAACATTGTTGCGACTATCGGACGATTGGAAAGCAAACATTCCAGCAAATCCAAACAATTATGCAGATATTGCATTGCAGAAAGAAGAGCAAAAAAAAGCTTTAGCTCAACAGATTGCATCGGCAACTGGACGAAATGCTAGACTTATTGAGGGAGCGTTAGATCGTCAGACAAGAGGCGCGTTAAGTGATACAGATGAACTTGGCAAAATATTATTTAGTTCTATTAAAGACGCTAGAACACAAGCAATAGAAAACGTCAAAACAGCACGCAAACAAATTTTTGATTTAGCTGATAATGCTGGATTCAGCGTAACTCCAGAAGAAATGCTGGATCAAGTTTTTGCAATAAGCAGACAAGCAGATCCATCTGGAGCAGCTAATAGATCTGCCGCTGAAGGCGTAATTAGTCGCTTAAGAATACGGAGAGATGCTCCAGAGCTTCTTAAGGCAGCAGAGGCAAAAGCAGCAATATTAAATCAACAGAATTTAAATATCCCTCAGGATTTGCGTAAAGAGATTGATGATCTTACATTATTATCTAAACCGTTAAGATCAGAAGACTTTGATGAGTTTATAAAAAATTTCCAAGAAGCGAAATCCGATAATGCATCTAGTGGGAAAAGTCGAGACGTATTCGCTAATAAAATCGCATCAGGCTTGTCCCGTTATCGCAGAAATGTTTTCAACTCCATTGATACAAAACTTCCTAATGGACAAGATGTAAATGTTGGAGATCTTTTTAGTAAATATGCAGATGAGGTTGAAACTCGTCAAAAATACAATAACAATCTTCTTGGTGGTATATTGAAGGAGGCTGGTGGCGAACAAAGCACAAATCCAAGAGCTATTGTAGCAGCAGTAATGCGTGAACCAGAAACAATTAAAAAGGTTGTTCAATCTTTGCGTGAACTTGAAGTTGCTGACCCAACTAAAGCTGGGCAAACTAATAAAATTCTTGGATTACTCCAGTTGGAATACATGAATGAAATCGGCATTAAGCCAAGTTTGCGTGGAAAAGGAGCAAGAAGTATCAAGGCGGATGAGAATATAGTAAGAACTCTTTTTGGAGGACAAGCTGATGCTCAATTGAGAGCAATCTCTGATTTGAATAACAACCTTAAAAACATTGGTGATCTTGGCTCAAGCAAACTGACAATGGATGATTTGCAAAAAATGGGGAAACCTATTTCTGAAGTTGAGAGAAAATCTCTAGCAAAAACAATAGCGAAGAGGATTCAAGCAGAAAAAGAAGAAGCAGCACTAACACGATCAACTATATTCAGTCTTGCGGAAAAAGGAGACTTCAAAAACATTGATGCAGATGCTCTTTCAAAATCAATATTGTCTCCGTCAAGCACTATTAAAGACACTCAAAACGCAATGTTTCAATTAAGCAAGTCGTCACTAGAGTCAAGAAATCTTTACAAAGGAGATTTCAAACGAGAGCTTCTTGATGCTTATTCAGGTGGCGATCCAAATGCAAACGTCCCTTTCAAAGCGATTTTCGACACAAAGAGATTCATGAACGATTATCGACCATCTAGCGGTAACGTGACTACATTTGCCAAAAAGCTACAAACCGTGCTTGGCAAGGAAGAAGCTGATTTCCTTTATGACTTGGCTGCGACAGCCGAAGCAAACGCTATTGCTGACGTTGCAAAAACAGGATCTTCTTTCAGGATGATTGGAAGCCCACAAGGCGGAACAGTAATCGTATCACTTCAAAAAATGGTTGATTCAACCAGAAATAGATTTCTTACTGCAATGCTCTCATCTGGCGTTAATAGCAATATGGTTAAATCGGCTCTTGCTAAGACTGCTATTCCTGGCAGGGCTAATGACGCATACAACCAAATGGCAAAGCAGATGTTCTTGAGTAGAACTGGGGCGACCGCACTAGCTCACCAAGCATCCAGTGATCCAGAGTTCTCTGCTGAGTTGATTAACATGGCAAAACAATTTGACGCAAAACAACTTGAGGAAAAACAAAGTGCAAATTACAATCCTGAATTTGATAGATTAAATCAAAAATTTGACATTCAACGAAAACAAAACTTGAATTCTGGATCAAAGTAATATTCGATCCCATTCGCCATGAATGAAGAACAACTCCAGAAACTAAAAGACAATTACTACGATGATCGTCCCGACAAGAGCGAGTGGTTTCTTGAGGTAAGAGAGCGTGCTAAGTTGCTGCCACGGAACAACATAGAACATTACGCTCCGCACAAGGCTGCATTAGCATTGTTTCTCTTATCTCAAGGAGCCAAGATTACCGAAATATCCAAGAAAACTGGAGTTGGCAGGGAGACTATTCGCCAGCTAGAATGGCGGCATAACGATACCCTAGAGACAAAGCGTAAAGAGTTTTCCATGCGTTACGCTATTGCAGCGCAGGAATACACTGACTTGTTGTTTGAACGAGCTACGCAACTATTTGACGATCCTGACAGTCTTGCTAAAATCTCCCCTGAGAAGCTGGCAATCACCGTTGGCATTCTCACAGACAAAGCGGCACAGCTTACTGGCATGGCAACAACCGTGGTTGAGCATCGCAAGGGCGCAAGTCTCGATGACGCTGCTAACCTTATCAACGAAGCAAGAAGCCGTATTGCCAAAGGTAAAGTAGTTGAAGCGGAAACAGTATGATTTGGAGACAACATCAGATTCTAAAGCCTCCCACGGATGAGGAGCTGATTCAGATGACACCAGAAGAGGTGCTATCTATCCATCGCATTTACCACGAAGCTATTGAGAATGCGGAGAAAGACCCGTATCAGTATGGGTTCCGCTTGCCTCACTGGGTAAAAGCCGAGGAACAACTTAAAGAAGTAAATGAAATTCTAGCATTAGGAGGAAATCGCAGCGGAAAAACTCAATGGGGTGCGTTCTCCGTTGTCCGTGCAGCCGTAGAAAATCCTAACTCTGAGATATTCTGCTTTGCTCAAACTGCCGAGGTGTCTATCCGCCAGCAACAAAGTGCGGTTTGGGCTTGGCTTCCAGAACATCTAAAAACGAAGTTTACTAGCGCAAATACCTATATCTCCTATAAGAAGAAAACTGGATTCACTGATTCGTCGCTAATCCTACCGAACGGATCACAGATTATCTTTAAGACCTATTCGCAATATCAGAACAATCCTACGATTCTGGAAGGTGCAGAGCTTGGATCGAAGAATCCAGTCTGGCACAATATCGGAGTATGGCTTGACGAGTATCTAATTGGTCCTGAGCTTATCACTACTCTACGACTTGGACGACTTGCTACTCGAAACGCTAAAATGCTGGTGACGTTTACTCCTATTAGTGGATGGACTGAGGTTATTAAGGAGTATCTTGATGGTGCAACTACCATTGAAAGTCGTCCTGCTGAACTATTAAATGGCGAACTAGTTCCCTACATCCAGAGATCTAAAAAGCTTAATGCCTCTGTGCATTATTTCCACTCGCAGGACAACGCTTTTGGTGGTTACAATCGCATTAAAGAAGCTCTACAAGGCAGAAGCCGAGAGGAAATTCTTATCCGTGCCTACGGTGTGCCGATGAAGTCACACGCTACCAAGTTCCCGAAATTCAACAAGATCGTGAACGTGGTGGAGCCTGACAAGATTCCAAGAAACAACATCACCAAGTATCACGTTATCGACCCTGCTGGCTCTAAAAACTGGTTCATGTGCTGGATTGCAGTGGATGAAACAGGGACGATGTGGGTTTATCGTGAATGGCCTGGAGTCGATGTTGGCGACTGGGCTGAGTGGCGTGGTGGCAAGTGGATGCCTGGAGAGGGAGCGAAAGGACAAGGTTATGGCATCCGCGACTATGTTGAGCTTATCGAAGAACTAGAAGGCGAAGAGGAAATCTTTGAGCGATTGATCGACCCACGACTTGGTGCTGCAAAGTATCAGGTGCAAGATGGATCATCTTCCATTATCGAAGATTTGAACGATGCTGGCATGGTTTGCATTCCTGCACCTGGACTTGATATTGATGACGGATTACAAGCGTTGATTGGGAAAATGGCGTGGGACACATCCAAGCCGCTGGATGCGATCAACCGTCCACATTTCTACATCAGTTCCGATTGCGAGAATATCATCCAAGCATTGTCAGAATACACGGGAGATGGCGGATTAAAGGAAGCTCACAAAGACCCTATAGACGTTTTACGCTATGCCGCAATCTCAGGAATAGATCATGTTGACAGTTCCGTAAGTTTAGCCACAATCCAAGGAGGTGGAGGTTACTAATATGAATACCAAAAAAGAAGCAAAAAAACGAGGACGACCAGCTAAGGTTGTTGAAGAAATTATGCAAGACATGCAGGAATCGCCTTTGAAAGCGTTGATTGTGGGAGTTTGCAATAACCCGACATGGCTAAAAGCGCGGATCGACGGATTCAGCGTTAATGTAAAATGTCCCGCTCAAATATCAAAAGGCTTGCTAGGAAAGCAAGTTAATGTTATTCTCGTCAATTCCGAACCCGAGGATTACTACCAATATACAGCATGAATGACATTCAACAAATCGAAGATGAATCCCTTGTTTATTTAGACAAGAAGCCTGATATTGGTGCATTATCTAATGCTTACGATACCTGCCTAGTTGATCTAGATTACTATTTTGAATCATGCCTGCGTTCTTACAACGACCGCAGAAACATCTGGGATGGCAAGTCGGATGACCTACGCAAGAATGGAGCTAACGCTTTCCCATGGCAAGGCGCATCTGACCAAGAGGTGAACGTAGTTGGCGAGCGTATTGACATGTATGTTGCGTTATTTGACCAAGCGTTATCTCGCTCTCACATCAAAGCGTTCCCAACGTCTATGGCAGCAATGCCAAAAGCAGCGGTGGTTTCTGGCTTCCTAAAATGGATGCGAGCATCCTACATTCCCGACTTCAAGCGTCAGATGGAGCTTGGTGGGAACTATCTCATGGAGAAGGGCATCATGGTTACCTACGTTGGTTGGAACCGTGAGAAACGCACTTACTTACAAAGCGTTAGCCTTGAGCAAATCCAGCAAGCATCGCCTGATCTTGTTGAGTTGATTCTAAGTGAGCAAGACGACGATATGTTGATTGAGTTGCTTCAAGACTCATTTCCTGACCTATCTACTAAGCGAGCTAAGAAGGCGATTAAAGACCTACGCAAGATGGGTGTTGCTGAAATTCCACTATCACGCCAAACTGTTGACTGCCCCGTAGTCTATGCTTGCGCTCCTGATGGCGAGGTGATGTATCCATCTTACATCTCAGATCCACAACGCGCACCATACATGTTCTGGCGAACATTCCTCACAGCTCAAGAGCTTGAGAAGAAGGTGGCAAACGAAGGATGGGATCGTAAATGGGTAGATAACGCTATTGAAAATCTGCGTGGTAAAGACTCCATGTATCTCGATGGCGAGAAAGTAAAGACTCAGACTCGTTTGCCAATCACTGATGACAACGATCTTGTCATGGTGGTCTATGCATATCAGCGTCTAATCGACGAGGATGATGGTTCTGAGGGCATTTACTGCACTGTGTTCCATCCGCAAACAGACGGCTATGCCAAGCATGAACTTCTCAACGGCTACGATGACTACCCATTTGTGGTAACTCGGTTAGCTAACGACCAGAAGCGGATGTATGAGGTGCAGACATTCTCAGATATTCTCCGTGGTCCTCAGATGCAAATCAAGACCGAGCGTGATAGTCGTATCGACCGTGCGTCTTTGGCAACATTGCCTCCGATTATGCACCCTGCTGGTCGCCCACCATCGGATTGGGGTCCTGGACGCAGAGTGCCATATCGCCGACTAGGTGAAATCGCATTTGGTCCAATTCCTCCGCGAGATGACGGCTCTGTAGAAAGCGAGCTTTCCATGCGTGGACAAGCCGACCGTGCTATCGGACTGGATCTCACAAATCCGCTATCCACTGCACGTCAGCAGTATTATATTGGTAAGTTCCTTGACCACGTTAAAGACGTTCTCACAATGGCATGGAAGCTGTATCAACGCATGGGTCCTGATGAAATCTTCTTCCAAGTTACAGGGAATCCCAATCCACAAGTGATGACCAAGGGTAGTCCCGATGAGAACTATTCAATCATGGTATCGTTTGACTCTTTGGCAAGTGATCCAGAAACAGCAGAGACTCAGTTGAAAAACATGGTATCTCTTGTCCAACTGGATCGCAATGGCATCCTCGATGTAAACAAACTACTAGAGTTCGCTGCATCTTCTATCAATCCAATCTTTGCTGACTACGTTCTGCAACCAGTGGAGGAAGCACAACAGAAGATTGCGAAGAACGTCACAGATGACCTTTCCAAGATCTTCTCTGGCATCGAAGTTCCTGCACAACCAAACGGAGCGCAGATTGCCATGCAGATGGTTCAGGCATACGTTCAGCAGCCCGATGTTGCCGCTAGAGCGCAGCAGGACGAGGCTTTTGCTGCTCGCTTGCAGAAATATGCTGGAGCCTACCAGTTCCAGCTACAACAAGCCCAGAATGCTGAAATCGGAAAAATTGGAGTTGCTCCCGCTGAAATGGGTGGTATAAATCTTCAAGACATGAATCAACAATAATGCCTAAATACGGAGACATAAACCCAATAAATAATCTTGTTTTTGTTCAGCGAGGTCCCACATATCCAAACGGAGAGTATTGGGTTTCAAAAGAAGTCTTTGATAATAGGAGGAAAACTTTACGTAATCAACAAAAAGAAAAACTTAAGTCAAATCCAGAATACGCAATAAATATAAGGGAAAAAGATAAGGAAAGAGGAAGTCGGGTTGAAGTAAAGAAAAGACGTGTTGATACCCACAAGATCAAGATGAAAAATGATCCGATTTACGCCATTAAATTCTTAACAAGAATGCGATTGGCGGCGTTGAAAAAAAGAAACGGAACAAACAAGTCCATCCCCTCTAGGCGGATGCTTGGAGCAGACCCATATATTTGCAAGCGGTTTCTAGAAGATCAATTCATTGACGGAATGGGTTGGCAGAATAGGGGTGATTGGCACATTGACCATTTCTTCCCAATAAGTCTTGCTAAAAACGAAAAGGATGTCCGTATATTTTCTCATTTCACAAATCTTCGCCCTTTATGGGCATCAGAAAATTTGATTAAACATGACACACCTCCATCTCCACAGGAAATGATTATGCGTGACCAATGGGTTGAGGGTTGGATAAAAACAAACTTCCAGCTACAACAGGCTCAGAACGCTGAGATTGGACGCATCGGAACGGCACCTGCTGAAATGGGTGGCGTAACAACACAAGGAATGGAGCAATGAAGAAACTAATCAAACGCGCAGACGGT